GGGCTAGCGTGTTTCCACGCAAGGGATGAAAATTAAGAACCAATACACTTATAGCCCCCATTTCTGGTGTGCATTGGTGGTCTCTCTACAAGTCAGACACAGAGTACTCGGATAAGCTGTCTCCTAGATCGTTATGGTAACCCCCCCATGCTTGTGCGCCTTGGGACTGAGAAGCATCCGAAGAACCACCAACGGTGCTATTACCACGACCCCTCCGATCTAGGCCATTAGGCTTTGTTGTTTTCCTCTGTTTCTGATTGTGGGAGACGCCCTTGGATGATTCCAGCTTCATCTTGAAATTCGGCTCTAACTTCATCGCTGGTTGATGGGCCGCGCCCATAACAGACTTCACTCTGGATAACGGGGTGGTTGAAGACATCATACGCCACTCGACAGAAGTTGAGTAGAGATTTGCTGTCTCCTTGAACTGTGACTGCAACACCGTGACCTCGAATTGAAGTGGATAGTCCCCCACTGGAAGACAAAAGGGCAATTGGGAACCCTCTATCAGCAATCCATGTCCGATATTGAATTCCTTGCTCCGATACAATTCTCGGCTCGGTGATAAGTCTCGTGAATCGACTAGCTTGACGACCCCCCTGACCTGAGCTCTCTCTGATACATGTGGTGTGAGAACAAACTTTACATCTATTGGGGCATAGAACCCCGCCTTGGGTATTTTCCATTTAGTGAGTTGAGAGTAGGGAGCTAATGGTAGTATGGCTTTGGTTGTCTTATGAGATATTAGAAACTTTTTAACCTCGTTTTGAACAATCAATGAGTCCTCAAAAGTTCCATCTATATGTTGAATTTCCATGAAGCTGGTAAGACTTCTTGAGCCACACAAGGTCTAAACTCGGACATTGCCAAGTCTCCGACACCAACCTACTTTCGCCCTTAAACCTGATACGCAGTTTGTGAATTTACACGGGTAATCGTGTATTGCACCCGAGTTAGGCCTGTGCCCGCCTGTGTAAACGTTGGGACACTAGTAGAGACCCCTGTGGTGCTAAACACACAAGTCCAAATGGAAGCATTCGACCCTCCCACAACTGGAAGATCACCAATTAAGGTACCATTCCCACCTGCCATGGAAGGTGAAGCTATTGTGGATCCGTAAACAACGGCGGTTATAAGGAAGGTTCCGGGAGAAAAGAATTCTACATTTGCTGTTGTGGCGTTAACATTAATATTAGCATCTACGACATAACTAGGTCCAGTGGTGGAGGCAGTAGCCCCGACAGACTTTGTAATATATTGCGTTAATCCACCGGCTGGTTGCGCCTCAGAGAACTCTACCCCATATTCAACATATATGTCTCCAATTTGGTTATTGCTACCTCCTGCATAAGTGGCAAAAGCAAACTGTCCCAGGTCAACCAACTTACGATCAGTCGTATTCGAGTCGGTGACAAAACGTTGCTTGCCATCAGTTGGCACATTGAGTGTAGTCTCTGCCCATGGAGGACCTTCGTTTGAATGTCCGTAGGAACTTAGAGCGGCTCTGTCAACTGGAAGGGGATCCTGTGAATCTTTATCCCAGAATAATGACACCCTACCAGTTTCAGTAGTAGCACATAGTGGCACATAAACAAACCTGATTGATGTGAATCTATATGAGTCGAAATTTGATGCTATGGTTGGTAACCAAGTAAACAGGGAGGAATTAGAGGGATTAATACGGAATTGCCCTATTTGTGCACTCACGTTATTGTTAACCCGAAAGTTGCCCACCAGGTTAATGACACTGGTAACGAGCTCACGATGTACAATATGGACTTTCCCTTTAGTCTGCCTAAATGAAGGCCTCATTCCTCGCACACGCTTGGTAATGCTAACGGGAGCTGCAATTGCTCCTATACCACCTACAATTTGATTCTGAACTTCCTTTCCTTTACTTTTCTTTTTACGCCCTGTTGCTCGAGATACCACGTTACCTAATGCATCAACAATCGTTGGTGCATAAGGTACTATGGACTTACCCATCTGATAAGCAGCACCTACTGCTGCAGGTACATACTTCACAACACTGTTCTTATTAGTTCGCGCTATTTCCATACTTCTCTCACTTGATAATGGTCAGTTATCTTGAGCAATAGTCCAGCAAAGTTGTGCGAGGGGCCTCGCTTCCCAACTTCACCTCAGGTGTCCAATGTTTAAGGTCCTCCTCGATAGCTAGCTGGTCATCAGGGGTTAACCCAAATGCCAGCCAAAAAGAGTACCTCGACAATGGAGTAATTTCGCCATATTGCTTTCCGGCCTTAAATTTGTGTGCTTCGGCGTATTCTGACAACTCCCCTAGGGACTCGCCACGTGGAAAGGAGTTGTAAAACTGCCCTAGAACGGGACAGTCCCCTGCTAAGCTGAGACCCCCATCACGTTGGGCATACAACCACCTCTGAAGCCGATCAGTTGTCATCCCTCCTCGGACAATACACACATCTTTTGTTAAACAGACATCAGGCCTTCTAACCATTACCCACCCTCTGCTGAGCTGAACGGGATGTTGTTGACAAAACTCAATTTCCTCCACATTGTACACGGGTTTTTCCACTTTCATAGAATAACCCATGGATTCAAACCAATTTGGGAGGTGCCTAAGCAATGGTAACTGCTTTTTCTCCAGATATAAGACACAATCGTCCCCGCAATTTGCGAGGCTGGCATCTAATCCAACATCCTTGCAGAATTGGTATACAAGGCATGACATAATCAGATAGTTTCCCATGCTGGTGTTCATGTCACCAGACATCCTGCAACCATCGACACGATATCGCACAAAGCCATCCTTAAGATACGCAGTTCCCACATTATCAATTTGCCATGTCAGCAACTCCTTTAGGTAAGGATCACGAATAATAGAGTTATACACGGAGTGTTCCCACTCCAAAGCCTGTCGTGAGCAGTGCTGGTCAAACCGGCTAGCATCAAGCCCCACAAAGACAGGTTCTTTAAACCTCAAACTCTTCTCGTACAAGATCTCCCCTACCTTCTCAACAGTATACCCCTTAATTGCCGTCCTTTCCCCCCACAATTTATCGATTGCTTTCATTAATCGGGGCTCCAACGGCTTCAAATAACGTCCCACTTCCACATTATACCTAGGATCACGTGGCTGTATGACCCTGGGCGCTGGGTCTGGTTTCAAGGTGATATTGATCTTCTCCGCTTTCACAAATGTCTTAAGATAAGCATCAGATCTAGTGCAAGGGAGAACATCCAAGGACAATCGCGCTTTCTCATACGTGGCCCTTCGCGAGCCGCTATAAGATTCACAGAATTCACTGCGTGTCATAGCGGGGCAGAACCCAACGATAGAGCTGATTTTTCGACCAACATCACCAAGCTTCCTCTCAAAGATATTCTTTCTTGGTCTTAGAGGGCGCTGCAATTTACCGTCTCGCACGACGCAAAACACTCGTTCAACCAGACCTCTACAAACATTAACGAGTGAGGAATTGTGCACAACGTACTCATAAGTGCTAGCATAACTAGAAAAAGAGTACCATTTCCGCTCACATGATAGGGGCAGTCCTCTTCGAACCACCATCCCTTCGTGGTCCAACAACACTCCATCAGGTATGACACTGTGGACGGCCGTGTTGTAGCCACGATGTTCTAGTAGGCACCCCTAAAACTCATCGAAGCGTCCTTTGCAGGACGCCTCAATGGCTTTCATAACTTCCTCGACTTCCTCCGGCCTTTCTAAGCAAGCTAGCACGGCTTGAGGTAGGACCATCAGACGGTCGTGCCACCTCATCTTCATGCTCTCCATGATGTCCAGACAGACCCGTTGATAAACAAGGGCATTAGCTTCAGACCGTTTCAATAACCCCACCTTTGCCACAGCACGAACTGCAATCTTGCATGCGAGCCGTGGACGTAACTTATGTGGGATCCTTTCCATGCATTCCACAGGTGGTGTGGCTGTGCAGTCATCATCATCAACCCCCTTTTCCCACGCTTCCTTAATCCGCTCATAATGGGCAACTATGTATCGTGGCAGCCTTCCGCCATATTTACTCCCTATGCATAGCAAAATAATGCTGTACAAGGTAATGGATGGCATAAACCCCACGACAGTGAATGACAATACCAGTATCATGCCCACGACGATTATCCAAGAGATGGTGAGTTTCTTTAAAAGAAAACTCAACCCAGCCTTAACATCTCCATAAAGGTACGCAATTTCACCCAACATCATGTTCACAATCCTGCAAACAAGAGAATACAATGATGACATGGTTGTGAACGGAAAAAGTATCAGAGTAACCAAGCAACTTAGGACCATGTTCGCCATTTTACTGGAAGTTACAATTTATCCGCTATTAAGCTAGACCCAGTCTTCAAACCCCTAAATTAGGAGAGAATACCTATACGTATGGCTACGCAACTCTCAGACACGCTGGTTAGACGGTCTAGTAGGTATTC